TACGCTCACGTTTCCATGAGTGTACTCAAAAAAATTTTCAAGGGTTACTTCTGCTCATAAACCGGCTCTCAGAGCCAATCTACAAGCTTCTGTTCTTTTCTCTCGTTGTTCATTTTTCAAGGTGCTGCTTGCCGGCTCTTGGCGGTTTTTGGCGCCGCGCTCACGAGACAGCTTAGTTATAATATCACGGCTGGGACAAACTGTCAAGCAGTTTTGGCAAGAATTTTGCCTGTCTTTTACAGTTTATTTTTTCCACAATCTTTCCACAGGCTTAGTTAAGCTATTCAAGCGGGCTCCCGGATTTTTCAACATTTTTGTGTGGAAAAGATTTTTTCCGTTCTTCTACAGTATGCCACGATTTTCCTGCTTCATCCAGGCTTTTTTGAAAAAAGATTGCTTTTTTTCTCAGAATGTGCTATCCTATTAACTACTGATTTGATTCCCATAAATCTTATAATGAAATTGGTATGCGCCCGTGGCGCAGTTGGATAGCGCGTTTGACTCCGACTCAAAAGGTCGCAGGTTCGAATCCTGTCGGGCGTACCACACAAACCCGCATTGCTAAAGGCTTTGCGGGTTTCCTTTTGTTTTCAGCACCTTTCGGCATTGTGGTCGGTACGACACTTGTACGACACATGCACCGAATAAACCATCCTTTATGCGCCTAAGTGTCATCGAAAGGTGACAGTCATGCGCAGACAGAAAAAATGCCGCCATCTTAGCGGCGAACCACCTTGAAGGCAAACAAAAAAGCACCCGATCAGCACATCGGATGCTCTCTTGCCCTCATTTTGACATAAGGTGGTAGACATAATATGTTACTTTTAGCTAAAAACTTAGGAGAAAACATTGTTCGCCTGCGGCAGTTAAAAGGCTGGACACAGGAAGATTTGGCGTATTACGCGGATCTCACGGTCGCCAGCATCAGCAAGATCGAACGCGGCGTTACCAATCCTACGTTAAAGACGCTAGACAAGATTGCCGACGCGCTCGGCGTGGAAACGGATTCCCTTTTGCGCTTCTGATGCAAACCCGGCTCCCGGATCACTCCGGGGGCCTTTTTATTATGCGAGAAAAGATTGAATTTGACCACGCCTTATGATACTCTGATTATAAGTATATTCATGCGTAACAGAAATAAACCTATCTAGCCCATAGGTTTATTTTCTGTACCCTTTCGGGTTGGTATATTCACGTCTCCCTGTGGTTAAAAGTATAGCATTATCGGTACCGATATTCAATTGTCAGATAATCCAAGAATCAAGTCTGAAAATTGAGAATTTTGTCGGTACCGATAGAAGGAAGGGCGCTTATGAAAGGAAAACCGTATATTGTCGATGGTCAACGGGTCTCACACGCGGAATATGAGAAAGCGAGATACGACGATCTTCGCGTCAGAATTCCTAAAGGCAAGAAAGAAGCCGTTATTGCCTTTGCCGCCGCTCACGGCGAAAGTCTTAATGCCTTTATAAATCGGCTGATTGATGAAGCAATGGAAAACGAAACGCCGCCAGCCAATAACGACTAGCGGCATTCCATCAGTATAACGTAAGCTGATACGGATTCTGTTTCACAAAGTTGTCCGGGAGGTAAAGCCCGATCTGGTCGCTGACGGCCTTAATCATGGCCGTTATTTCGTGCGGTGCACTCCCCTGCTTCTCCATGTACTTCCCCGCTACTTTTATGAAGCTCGCCGCCTCACCCAGCTTCTCGGGCGTTTTCAGGCAGGTATTGACGATGTAGGAGCCTGTCTGACGCAGTGTAGGCAATACGTCGTCAAATATCCAGCTTTCAAACTCATCCGCTTCTGGAAGCTCGCAGGCCGCCACAAGGCGATACAAGTCGCCCTCCGGCATGAAGTTCATTTCTATTGTCTTGCCGGGATTTTGTGGATGAGGTATATAACGTTTCGTTACACACCTACAATGATCGGAAATGGCTTTGCTTGTATTCGCGTACTTCAAAGCTCTGGCAGCGTCGATGCAGCAAAACTCAATCCGTCCGTCCACTTCGATTGTCCGAATCTCTCCGAACCGCTCATTTTGAAAGATTTGAAGCTCATTCATGCTGTCACCCTTTCCGCGCTTGCTCGTTTATTCATCCTTGTCTGCGCACTGGAAACCACATCGAGCGTCGTTCTAATTAAAACGTCTAGCTTCGGTTCATCTTCTGGAACATAATTTTCCAATGCAATTGATAAAAGCGTGAAAATCTTGTTGAAATCATAATTCAAAATCTGTACTTCCATTTCAGCTTTCCCTCCCATCGTGCATAGACTGCATCTGTATGATGTCAAAGGGATTGACCGGCAGGCACCAGAGGAAAAAGGCAAGCGTCGGCACCTTATACGCATGGTTGCCCGGAATGTTTGCCTTCCATGCAAATCCAAAGCGACAGCGGCCTTGCTCTAAAGCACAGCGCAGGCTTGCGGGCGACATGCCCAGGAATCGCGCTACTTCGGGAACAGGGATGTTAAGCGGGTGTTCGTCGCAAAGTTGTAATAGTTCGTCGAATTTTTCCATAATTGGATGCGGGATAACCAAATTCACAAAAATACCTCCTTGATTTTCCCCCGGATGTAGGGTAAAATATAAGGGACAGGAAAGGCTGATACTTACTGGGTTTTAGCTTTCTGTGTGGTGGTTAAGCGTTGCAGCGCTTGACCACTTTCTTTTTGCAGGATTCAAAGTATCTTCGCTGTTGCTCTTTGGTGAGCCTCTGGAATTCTTTGAATTTCATTGGCGGCTCCTTTCCGCCTTTCCTGTCCCTCTGGTTATATAATAGCACAACTGGTACCAGTTGTAAATTGATTTTGTTCACAAATAACTGGTACCATAATTGTTTATTTTACTGGTACCAGTTTTCCGAAGGTTATGCTATAATAAATACGGAGGTGAAAGAAATGGCTCCGAACAGTTACAACCTGAACGGCGAAAAAGTTTCAGCGGATGAGTATAACAAGGTAAAGTATGAGGATTTGCGCGTCCGCGTCCCCAAAGGCCGCAAGGAAATCATCGCCGCCCACGCAGAACAAAAGGGCAAGAGCTTGAATGGTTATATAAATGAAGCGATTGATGAAAAGATGGAGCGGGACAACCAGGACAAATAAAAAGCGCCTTGTCCGAGTGGGCAAGGCGTGATATAATTACCCTAGAGGCGTTGCCATGCGGCGGCGGTAGGCGGTTAAGTCTTGGCCCCTGAAAGGGGGCGTTGCTTATGGAATACGGGCTGATCATCCTTGTGCTGATTTTTGCCACGGGTTACATAATCGCAATAAAAAAGAAGTAGCCGCCCTACCCTGAATAAGTAAGCGGCTACTTTTAGCTAATTACCTCGGGGCGTAACCGTCTATCGGGCAACGCCTCTTTGTATTTTCATTATAGCCCCTCAAAGGGGCAAAGTCAAGCCGCAAGCCCTCCCCCTGCACGAAATTTCATGCACCGAAACTAGCGACACTGCTGTCGGGAGTTTCAATGCGACAGTGTTGTCGAGCTGATTGGTATGCGACATCGCTGCCTATAACCAACCTCGGTGCAGCGCTGCACCGAAGTTCAAAACTAGCCGCAGCGTTGCGGCTAGTTTGTATATGCCTTATAGACTTTGTAACGCCAGATATACAAGGTTGAAAACTAGGTGCAGCGCTGCACTTAGTTTTTTTAGGCGCTTATAAAGCAAACAAGGAGTTTTCGCCGAAAATGTCGAATAGGTATCGACAACGCTGTCGATAGCAAACCTTGCGACACTGCTGTCGGCAGGTATTACCTCCTGCGTCAAATTTGACGCACCCCTCTGAGTACCACCACAAGCGGTGGAAAATGAGTATATCCTTAGACAATAAGCAAAGCCGCCCCTCAAGTGAAGGGCGGCTTTCCTAGTTTATATTTTCACCGACTACGTTGTGACTTTTAGAAAACATTTTATATAATTTTTAAACATTAATTCTATTTTTTATTAATTTAGTATTAATTTCATGTTAATATTTGGTAATTTAGTTAATTGCATATATATGCTAAACCATGTTAAGCTAATGTTGCCCGATGCCCCGGGTAATAATTCGTCTCCCTGCAAAGATACCCGCCATGTGCGGGCATTTTTGCGTAAAGAAGGCCGCCTCGGGTGGAGGCAGATGAACTCAGAAATTTAAGAAAATTTCAAAATATTATTGTAAATTGGGTTTTGTATGTTATAATGAAAGCACAAAAGATGTTTTAAAATTTCGACACAGTATGCACTTATTTGGTGATATCATCAGATGGGTGATATTAATGAAAAACAAAGAAAAGGAGGATAAGTTAATGGCCGTGTTATCTAAACCAATCAATCTATCATTTGAGTTAGATCCTAAAAAGGCAAAGAAATTTCTGGAAGATACAGATAGAAGCGCCTTAAAAAGAGCTCTTGACCGTTCCTCCCAGAAAGAAATCTGGAACAAAAGCAAATCCCAAAAGTAAGGATGTTGTCTTTGTACGGCGTTGAGATTCAATTTGAATTCTTCAAACTATCCTCTAGTAACGGATCGTTATTAGAGGATTTTGATTGTGGAAATTCTGCAATTAACGAATATTTTCATAAAGAATGCCGAGAAGACAGCGGAAGTGTTACATATCTGGCCGTAGACAGATCATCTGGAAAAATCGTTGGTGTTGCGTGCTTGGCTTGCTCCGGCATTCTACATGTAATTGGTCAGTATCGGAATACGATTCCTGCAATTTCAATAAAGTATTTCGCTATAAAGTCTGATTTTCATAAAATGAAACATTATCCAGAAGAAGATCATTTTTACTTTAGCGATCAGGTTTTATGTGATTTAATTCGAATATGTTACAATATCAGCGAAAACACGATTGGAGCTGAATACATAATTTTGTATGCCGTTCCTGACGCAGTTAAATTCTACACTCGGAATGGATTTAAAGAATTTTCAGAATTTATGGTCCCTGATAATACAAGATTTCTTAATGAATGTATCCCTATGTATATGAGATTGTAATAGGCGGAGCAGGAATACCCTGCCCCGCCTGTTTCATTTCACAAGATTATAGATCTGCGCCGCCCTCTGCCTGCTGTAGCCAGCGGCCACAAGCGAATCGATCTTCTCCTGCCTGTTTTTCTGCCGGACCTTCCCGGTCTTTTTATCCCTGACCGATCCGCCTATCGCTTTTAATGCCTTCGCGTATTCCTGCGGCGTGAGGGTTTTCGCCAGCTGTCCGGAATATTTCTCCTGCTGGCTGTCGGTCAGCCCCGAGAGAATGAAGGCGTTCCCGCTGCTGTAATCCCTGGGATTGTCCGCGCCGGTGAAGTCCTGCTCAAGCCGCGCCTTCTGCGCCGCTGTCAGGGAACGGTCCGCATTCAGCAGATCCCGGAATTTGTCGGATGCGCTGTATGTCGTTTTTCCATTCCGATCCTTATCGGGTTTCAGTTCGCCGTAGGAGGCGCGCCACGCCAGATAAGAGGCAAGCTCCAGCCCGGATTTCTCGGCTTCGTAAGCGTCTGTCACCCAGGTGTCCGGCTTATACTCCGGGATCACATCCGCAATTGCCATCTGCCGGGTGTATTTATAAATATCCTCCATTGCGTCCACTTTCCCGGCATTGTCAAGCTCCTGATAAACCGGCAGCTCCGCGAGTTTGGCAATCAGTTCATTCGCGGATTGTCCGCGTTTTCGCTGGATCTGCGTGTACTGGTCGCCGGTGTAGTTGATCTTCTCCCCGTCAACGGTCACATATTTTGAAACCTTGGACGGCAGGATAGAGTTTTCACCGGTCGCCGCATAAAGGTCTGTCACTGCCTTATCCGCCGGCGTGGTCTGCCCTATCGAGATATATCCCGGCGAAACAAAGTTCTCAAACGCCCGCAGCTGCAAAGATTTCGGCGCGCTTTCCCTGCCCCATGCGTCCAATCGCGGCTGTAAACTCTGATTGGCAAACGGAAGCTTCGCCTTGATGTTGCTTTGGAAGAACCGCTGGAATGCTGCGGGCATGTCCTCATTTTTGTCCACATAGACACCGCGCCGCACCGGATCGATGGTTCGCGCCGCCTGTCCGAATATAGTTGGGATCGCCTGTCCGAAGTAACTGCCGACCGCGTTTCCGGTCATCGCTCCAAGTGCGTTCCCGGAATAACCCGCCGCCTGTATCGTGCTTTGCAGCCCGTCCAGCATGGACATTTCCAGCATCGGTTCCGCGAGTTTGTTCGCAGCGTCCATGAATTCGGTGATCCCGATTTCCCTGCCTTCCCGCTCCTGCATATTGGCAATCTCCGAACCGATAAACAGCGGGATCGATACCGGCGCCATCCAGCTCACATCATAATAGATGTCGCCGGGAAGCACCACGGAATAATTCTGCACGCCCCGCAGCTCGTTCAGTTCCTGCTCTTTCTTGTCCTCCAGTGCGCCGCCGGTCAGGATGCCCAATTTGGTGAGCGCCCACCCAAGCGCCAGAATCCCCGTGCCGGAAAGCCCGGAAGCCAGCCTGTCGATCCACTCGGTCGCGGTGATCTTCCCTGTTTTCAGGTCGTATGCGCCTTTGGTAAAGGTGGTGAGGAAGCTGACCGGGCTGTATTCATATCCGCGCTTTAGCACGTTCATGGGTGTTTTCTTGAACGGCAGGATACCTTCACCGATCACTTTTGATGCTTTATTGGTATTGACAAACTTCTGAAAATTGACCGCAAGAATCGATGCGTCGCGGTAGGTCGCCTTCTGCGCCTCCAGAACTGCGTAATTGCGCGCCCGAACCGCCGCCTGGGTTTCGCCGCCAAACTGGTTTACCATATCGGCGGGTTTCAGCCCGTTTGCCTTCATGTAGGAGGCCAGACTTTCCGCGTAGGCGCTTTTCGCAAAGATCGCGTCGCCTTGGTCCATCGCCCAATCGGTCAGCTTGCGGTATCCTTCTACGCCGCTCCACAGTTTATCCGTGGCCGCACGGACTTTGCGCGGAAGAACCCCGTCGTCCGCCCTGGTCCCCCAATCGCCGTTATTTTTGAAGATCGTGCGTTTCTGGTCGAGCTGGCTTGCGGCGTTCATCTTCCCCGTCCCAAGAATCGCGTCGCGCACATTGGCATAGTCGCCCTTTGCGAACTCGATGAGCGCCCGGTCATCCGCCGCTCTGCGGTTGAGAATCGCCTTCGACCGTTCCTTCATGGGAAGGGCGCTTTCCAGACCCGCCGCAATAAGATTTTTGAATTTTCTGGCCGGGACAAAAACGGTGTTGCCCGCCAGATTTCGGCCCTGCGTGCGCACATTCCCGAGCATTGCCAGATACCGCCAGGCGTTCCATTTGTCCACCCAGGAGGAAGGCATCTGATCCGCCACCGCCCGTAAAATGCGGTCGTTGGCCGCGTCCATCCCATCCGGCGTGGTCTGTGAAAGAAGATCCTGCACGTTCTCTTTCGGGATTGCGACGTCCTTCCAGCCCTTCTTCCCGCGGTGCTGCTCGTTGATCCGCTGTACCATTCGCTGGGAAGCCATCAGCCGCCCTTCCGGCGACAGCCGTTTCAAAATGCGAAGCGCCTGCACGTTCTGGCCCATCTCAGTGCCGAGCGCCGCCACATCCGCCACCAGCTTTACCACCGTGTCCGTATCGCCGCGCTTTGCCGCCTCCTGGATCAGCAGTTCGCCCAATGCGATATCGTTCTTTCCAATCCGCTTGTCGCTGCGCAGAAGCGAATCGAAGTCATTTAAAGTCTGCTCATATCCATATTGCGAGATCCGCCCGCTTGCCGTATCGACCGCCGACTGATCCGCAATCGGGACATAGGCAAAGGTGCCGGAAGCAACTTCCTGTTCGATCGCCTCCGCCTGGGCGTCGCCCAGTGCCGCGCTTTCCGCCGCGTTCTGCGCAAAACGCGAGGTCTTTCCCTCTCTCGTCTGGGCCGCAAGGTCAATTTCCCGTGCGCGCGGCTGCTCGCCCTTGCGAAGTGCGCCGTATTCCTCCACGAGCTGCGCGTTGGTCATGCGCCCGCCGCTTTCCGCCGCGCCCACGGTATTTTTGCCGTAGCCGTTCAGCGCTGGTTCCTCAACCTTCGGCTTCTCCCAATTGCGGGATTGCAGCATGGGATCATTCGGGGGAAGCGTGGGCTTTTTGACTTCCGGGAGCGGAGCAACATTGGTTTTCGAAATATCCAGATTAGGGTTGCTTTTTCTGGAGGAATCGGATATACTATATATAGGATCTGATGCAGCTTCCATCTTGGGCAATTGTAGCCCTTCGACGGGAAGTTGTTGAAGGGTCCTTTTTTCATCCTCAAAAAGGATATTCCCCAGCTTTCGTTGTTCTTCAATGAACTTGTTAAAATTGCCTCGTCCATACATACTGGCAACTTCATTGGAAATCCCAATGCGCCCCGCCTTATCCAAGTGGATAGGCACCATCACTGGATTTCCCTGAGCATCCAAGAATTCAGTAAATACAACCAAGCTATCCCTCTGCGTGGCAGATTTTAACACTGCCACAGGGTTTTCCAGTTGATCCGAAAGATGTTCCAGCGCATAAAACCCCAGATTATGCTTGCCGCCCATATATCCGTCAGGATAGGCGATTTTGCGCACGGTGGTCGGATTCATGGTCATAATTCGGTCTGATGCGCCAAACCGCTTTAAAATATCAGGCGTATTTCCAACTTCCAGCACTTCACCTTTATTGGTGCCGTGCATCACTTCATTGACCTGCTGCATGAAATGAATTTTTTGATTTGTTTTCTGCGCTACATTCGAATTTCCTGGCGATCTTGTCTCGGGCGCAATGTCAGAACTTGCATTGGCCGAATTTTGGGTATCCGCGCGTGGCAGGATGTCCTGCGCGAATACGCGTCCGCCACCGAAAAGCCCGCCTACCGCGCCGCCGATCCCCGCGTTATACAGAGCCTGCTTGATGTCATAAGGCGTATCCTTGTCCAGCACGAGATTTTCCAAGAAAAGCTGTGCGCCGTACTCCGTGAATTCCTCCGCGCCTTCCGAAAGCGCATCACCCGCAATCTGGCCGACTTTGGACGCTGAAAGCTTCGATAGGTATTCCATCACATTCGACGGAAGTTTCCCAACAATGGCTTTACCTGCCGGTGACTTCACCAGTGCGCCGATCAGCTTATCACCCCATTTGCCCGCGATACCACCGAACGATTCCACCCCTGCCGTGATTGCGCCCGCGCCCGCCGCCATCGTTGCCGATTGGCTGGCGCTGTAACCTTCATTCAAAGCGTTTTGTCCCGCCTGTGCGCCGCTGTCAGCGCCCATAAAGGCAAGGAAGGGCACGCCCATTGCGCTTGATAGCCCAAATTTCAGGGCCATATCTGTGCCTGCAAGCGCAACATCCGTCACGGCGCTGGCTGCGGGGCTCATGCCCTCTTTGAGTTTCTGCGCGCTCTTTGCCTGCTGTTCCTGCAACATCTGACTTGCGGTTGAGGAGGCCGTGGGATCAAACTGCGCGAGCGTATCATCCATCCAGTTATATCCCGAAGAAGCTGTTAACTGCGCCTGCAATAATCTGCTCTGGAATTCTTTGTCACGCAGAAGCGCGGGATTCGCTTTCGCTTGCTCCCACATCCGGAAATAGTCGTCCCGTGCGGAAACTCTTTCCTGTGCTGTTTTCACCGGCAGATTTCCCATATAATCGAAAATCCCGGAAACCGCGTTCATGGCTCCGGAGCCCGTGGATTTTATAAAGCTGTCTGCGCGCTCCAATGCCGTTGGCTTTTTGATTGGCAGCACAGAATTCCCGCTCGGCGCTGACAGTACGGGCCGGTTTGCCTCCTGCCGCATGAAACCCTGGTTCACAAGATAATCGTCCGCCGCTCTTGTGTTCTTGAAGGGCAGATTCGTGAGGTCGTCCGTCTTGCCTCCCCACTGGATGGTGGATTGTTTTCTGGGGAGGATGTCCTTAGACTGCGCGTAATCATATTTCTTGAAGTCCGCCATTGTGGGTGCTGGAGATTTTGCCGCAACCGCCGGGGCAGTATTTTTATATGGGAGAAAAGCCGGATCTTTCTGAAGAACCGGCTTATTTCCGCTCAAATTAATTTGAAGATTTTTTCTGTATTCCTCTGGGATTTCATACCTTGCCATAGCGTCACCCCACTGCCGGAATTCCGTACATGTTCGCCAAAATCCTTGCATCACTTTGTGAAATCTGGCCCTGATTCAGCGCGCTTTCTATCGCGTACTTGATATCGTTTGCCAATTGCTGATCGCTCACATAACCAGCCTGCCTTCCGGTAAGATTTCTTTGCATGGCGGAATCAAATGCAGCGCCTTCTGGAGATAAAGTTTGCATCCCGCCTGCGGACGGCACAATACCAAGCTTCGACATAATATAGTCATTATCAACCATGCCATTATCATAAAGCCATTTGTCCGTTGTGCTCAATCCCGAATTGCCCCCAGAGCCGCCCGATCCAGTCAGGCTATTCCGGTATGCCAACAATTCCTTCTGCCGCTCGAATTCCTCCTGCGCCTGCTGCTGTTGGAATGCTTGCTGTGCTGCCAGCTCCGCCGCCCTCATCTGCGCCTCATACTGCCGGTTGCGATAGTCCGCAATGATCTGCGCGCGGTTCATATCGCCCTGCGCTTCCAACTCCGCTATCTGCCGGTCAAGCGCAGCAAGGTCGGAATTCGCGCCCTTCATGATCGAGTTGCGGTCGTTTTCGTATCCAGTTTGCAGTCCCAGCAGGGCGCTTTCGGTGAGGCCGCCTGAGTTTCCCATCGCCGCCATCTGCTGCGGCAGGTTCACCTTATTCTGCTGCATGGCGATAAACGCCTGCCGCGCTGCATCTTCCGCATTGCTGTTGATATCGTCCCGGTATCCGTCGTAAGCGGCTGTCGCCCTTCTGGTTGCGGCTTCATTTGCGTCAAGTGCCGCCCGCATCGCCTGATTCAAATAAGAATCACCGTATCCTGTCATAGGATTCGCCTTTCCTTTGCTGTCATAGCCCGCCGGATAGTTCGTTGCGCCGTTTTGGCTGCCGTCCCATTTCCCCGCAATCCTCCCCTGTGCAAGCAGGGAATCATACGCCGCCTGGTTGAAGCTCCCGCTTCCCCATATCGCCTGATATTCCGGGCTGTCCGCCGGGAGCGCTCCGCCGCTCATGCCCCGGCCCGCGACGAGATTGTCATAAACCCAGTTGTATTCGTCCGAACCGTAGGGGTAACGGTAATCACTGTTGCCAAAGTCTGTACCGTAGTTCCAGTCGACATAGGCTTTTGCACTGTCCGAAATCTGCGAACGGTTCTTCGCGGTATTCGGCGCTACGTAGTCGAGCGAATAATAATCCTTGTCCGGGTTACGGCTTATGTAGGAAAGCCCAACCATCGCGCCGTTCTTTAGCCGCGCAACCGGGTCTTTTCCCGTTCCGGTTCTCGCGCCGGTATACTCGTAGCCCTCTTTTCCGGTTCCCCACTCGCCCTTCTCATTTTTGAAAACCGTGTATCCGTTGTATCCGCCTTTGTTATTCGCTGCGTTCTTACTGTTCCCGGAGTTGTCAATATAAGATCCGGCAACCTGCGTTTTTTGGGTATATCCTCCCTTGCCGGAGCTTCCGCCGGAAGAACCACTGTTGTATTTGTTATATACGTTCTGCCCGTACTTGTCATCCATGCTGTACCAGCCGCCATTCGCGCCCTGTACATAGGTCTTGCCGCGCTCGGTTTTGGTCTGTCCCGGATTGACTCCAGGTTTAGACGACTTTGAGCTGCTGGAGGAGCTGGATTTTGACGAGCTGGACTTGTTCCCGGAAGAACTGCTCTTGCTGGAAGAACTGCTCGACCATTTTTTCCCGGAATCACTGTCCGCGCTTACCCATAGGCCGCTGGAAGTCTGAACATAACTTTTTCCGCCCTCGGTTTTGGTATTGCCCGCTTTTCCCTTCGCCATGATATCACCCCTATCTAATCATCATTTTACAAGCCCTGTCAGTACCGCTATCAGGCCGCCGGCGAGCGCGGAAACGACGGTTGTAAGAATTGTCCTTGTCATGCTGTTCCAACGATCCCCGGGCAGTTTCTCCAGCGCTGTGAGCCTGTCCCCCTGTTTCATCTGTTCCGACGCCATCCGTTCCATGTTCGCCGCCAGCAGCTTCACTGAGGTTGTCAGCTCCTGCAAGGTGTCCGCCCGCTTTTCAAGGTCGTCTATCCGATGGGAATTAGACTTTCCCCGCTGGTCTACTTCGGCCAGTCTTACGGCTAAATCATCCATCCTGTTACCCCCTGTATTTGCTGATCACCGCCTGTATATCGGCCACCAGCCCGTCATATTTCGTTTGCAAAGCGTCCCGCTCGGCTTTCATGGATTCGTATTCACCGCGCGGCACCATCTCGCCAGACGGCTCCTGCGCGCCCCATCCGTTGAGGCCGTTTGCCTTGATAATCGCCGGGTAATCCCGGTAGCAGTCGTTGAGGTCAACCGGTACGCTGATCCCCGGGCAGCGGCCCACGAACCCCGGCACATCTCCGTGGTGCTGCCACATCCCATAAGCCCCGCCATAGGTGCATTTTGCCGCGTACTGCGCCACCCACTTATCGTAGTTTTTGAGCTTGTCCGCATTTACCCAATGTTCCAACCAGTCCTTTGAGGCATAGAGTCCCGCATAGTATCCGGCCTGTTCGAGCGTTTGCAGGAACGCCGCCGCCATATCGGTGCGGGTCTGTTTGCCCTGATTCAGCCCCCACTGGCCGCAGGGCGAAGCATATTCCTGATCCATATAGACCGGATAGGTTGGCCTCAGCTTCCCGAGTGCCGCCACAAAAACCTCCGCCTCCCGTCTGGCCTCGTCCACCGTCACCGCGTCGCTCCACCAGTACGCGCCCCAGTCGAGACCGGCGGCGAGCACAGCGGGCAGGTACTTCCCCCGGAAGGTCTGGAATTCCCGCAGGCCCTGTCCCGCCTTGATGATGACGTAGGAGTATCCCGCCGCCCTGACCTTCGCAAAGTCGATCTCGCCCTGATGGGAGGAAATATCGACCCCGCGCGCCACAACGTCAGCCATTGCCGCCACCAATCCGCTTGATCCCATCGTAGGCGCCGCTGGCCGCCGTGGCGATCAGCACAGCGTTAAGCAGGTCAAGCGCCGCCATCGACGGCGTGAGCGCCCCCGTGAAGCCCTGCGCCGCCAGCAGCACCACAAGGGCCACAAGGTAGGCAAGCAGCTGCGTCGGGATATGTACGAGACTGTCCAGCCAGTTCTTAATAAACTGGGTAATTACGCCGGTGCAGGCCATGCACCCCGCAAAGGTTGCGATATATTCCCATGTGAAAAACTCTTTAAAATCCATCTTGATCCTCCTTATACAGTCTCGGGTGTGTAAAGTGTAAAATACTGCCCCACCAGCTC